CCATATTAAAGATTTTTAAATTTTTCTCTTAATTCACCTAACTCAAGCTGTATCTCTGTATATTCTTTTTGCATAAAATCTCTAAGTGCTGCAGTATTATTTAAATAAATTTCTCCAGGTCTTCTAAATTTTCCTTCACCAGTAACATACTCTACAGTAATTTTATTCATAGTTCCAGATATTGCTTCTAGAAGTTTAAGAGATCTAGTATGAAGCTTGTCAATCATTTCTTTTGTATACTTAGCTTCATTAAATTTTTTTTCTTCCATTACATTTTGTATGTTATATGATCAATAATCTCATATTTTGCTTCAGAATAACCTTCACTATATCCTTCACTTTGAGCATCTTCACGTAATTCTCTAACTCTTTCAAGTATCACATCTTTTAACTCATCTGTTAATGTTTGAGTCTCTAACTCATCTATTAACCAATCTTCAAAATCTTCCATTATTTCTTTTTTAAATATTCAATAACTCTTTCCCAGTAACTTCTAGCTTTCATTCTTCCATCTCTAAATGGTGCTAAAGCATATGTTGCTTTAGCTGTATTTAAAGCTTCTTCTTTAGCTTTTTCAGTTCCATGTAGAACACGTGCATAATTATACAGTTCATCTGCTTTTCTTTCTTCAGTCATTTTCTGTTTTATTTAATAAACTACCTTCATGAGTATAATCTTCAGTGTGAGTAATATTTATATGATTATTAATAATGTATTTTCCTGAAGGAACACATATAGATAAATCTCCAAAACCACCTTCATTATTCCACCAGTCTTCTATATCATTAAGAATAGTTTCTTGTGCAAAGTCTTCAATTAAAGAATATGCACTTGAATCTAAATCAGCTAAATTTGATTCTACATTCCAAGTATCTACTTCATCATCTACATCTTCTGGAGTAGCACAAGGTACTCTAGTATATCCAATTCTTTCTATGGAACCGGAGTCTCCTCCACCATCATAATGTACTTTAACACCAGTAATACCAAGATCAGCCAACTTAAGAAGAAGGCCTGTCATTTCATTTTCTGTCATTAGTCTCTAGATTTATCTATCACAACATAAATAGTGTCAACTACTCTTCCTCCAGTGGATCCAGTAGCTTTATCACCAAACATGTTTCCAATAGGATCTTTATCTAATACTTGAACTTCATTTACAAAGAAATTAGTTTCACCTCTATTACTAAACCAGTTTTTACCAAATGTCTGATGATATTTGATTTTAACTTTCCATCCATAAGTAGCTGCAGAATCTAATGCTGCAATTGTCTTTGGATCATTTACATCATTATCTACTGAGAACTCAAATGGTTGAGCAGAGTTCATACCTGTTTGAGTAGTATTCAATGTTCCTTCCCATGAATCAAACACAAGTCCTTTCTGTGAGAACTTAGTTATCATTCCAATGCGTTCACCATTAGAATAGTTTTCTGTACATGAAGTCATTACCAAAGCTAATCCTAAGCTAAGGCAGATAAATTTAATTGTTTTCATAGTTATTTTGTTTTGTAAAATCTGCCAAGAATATTGGCATTTAGATATCCTTTTTTTTCAAGCACTTCATACTTAAATTGATGCTTTACTTCTTGATAAGTCAATTCAGTTGCTGAATAGCATATTACTAGAATTTCCCTTTTAATTTTACATCCTGCTTTGTGAGCTTCTTTTAGTTGCTGATTGCTACTATAGTAATTCATAAAGTTAGGTTTCTGTTCTCTAGTATATGTCTTTAATCTTTTATCAGTAACTAATGCTAAAGCTTTTTTACCAAGCTTTTTTTTTATATTGGCAAAGAAGTTTTTCTTACCAATGTATGCATAAGTATTTCCATTTAATATTACAGACATATGATAAATAAACCCTACTGCGTCTTCAGGTATATTATCTTCATTAAACTCTTTACCTTGATATATCCAACTCATTTGTGTCTATATCTTTTCATGTCCCAATCTGCAACACTATTTACCATTCTTGCAAGTATTATTGTTGCTTCTTCTATAGATCTACTTTCAAAACTTAATCTTGCTTTTGTTATTCTATGTTTAAAAACATAATCATACATAGGATTTTTCATAATGTTTGTTTTAATAACGGAAATAATACTTCTCTAACTTTATCTATACCATGCATTTTAACTGAATCAGAAAGATCTTTTTCCATAGGTAGAATTATATAATTCAAACCATATTTTACTTTATATCTTTCTGCTGCTTTAATCCCCGGCTCATCATTGTCAAATAAAACAATTATTTTTTGATAATATTGCTGAAATTCTCCAATAGCTTTTTCTCCAATCATAGTATTCTCACTGTCCGGAGCAATAGCTTCAACATTATTAATACCAAGCTTATTAAAACACATTAAATCTTTAAGAGAAGATGTAATAATCAGATACTTGCAATCATATTTAAGCTGTTCAGTACCCTGAATATAATTTTCAACCTTTATGAATTTTTTATCTGTATTCTTAGGCATATAGATTTTATATAAACTACCATCATTTCTAAAATAACCATACATATAAGGTCTTTTAAAAGTAAATGAAGTCATAGTACTGTCTATCTCTTCTTTTTCCATTGTAAAAAATTCTAAAGGAACTACATTATATCTATCCAGTAATCCTGAGCCTATCTTAAACATCATCCAATACTTCTGATCTAAAGTATTCCAGTGTCTCATTTCATAGTCTACAACTTTAAACTTATCATGAATTACTAGTTCTCTTTTTTCAGATACAGTATTATTTTTTATATATACTTGATAATCATTTATGATTTTTGCAGCAGCTTCACCAAAAGATAAATTATATAAATGCTGAACTAAGTTCCAACAGTTACCTTGGTTGCCTGATGAAAAATCTTTAAACTTATATGTACTGGATGTAGTATCAAAGTAAACAAACATTGAAGGAACTTTGTCTTTTGAATTAAATGCAGAAAGCATTTTAATATCTTGACCTGTAAGTTTTTCTTTCAAGTTTAAATAATACTCATATACCCATTCTTCAGGTACATCTTTTATATCAGATATTATTCCTTTTGTTGAAATCATAAAACTTAATTAAAATATAAAAGGGAGCCAAAAGTAATATCTGACTCCCTTTGACTAATTTAATTAGTCTAAGCTGAAATCAGTTGAAGTTTTAGATGGAATTGATAAATCATCATCATCTCCAAAATTTTTAACTTCTTTTACTTCTGTCTTTTTCAAATGCACTGCTTCATTATAAAGCATTACTTTTCCTTGTTTGAAATCTCCAAATGCATAATTACCTTTCTCTGCTTTTGGTAAATACAAATCATAGTTTGTATAACCAGTTTTACCAACATATTCTTTGCCAGCAATACAGAAATCTAAATAAACATTTTTAAATGGAGCTGTCTTGTTAAAAGCAATAACAAAATCTTCAATAGTCTCATGCAAATCATCTTGCTCATCAAACCATTTAGATATATTTAAACCATTACATAAAGTTTTTAAGAAGATCATCAAGGATTTATCTCTTTCAATCTTAATACCACTTTTAGTTTCACCATCTGCATAAGCATACTGGCTTGCTTTTACTTTACCAATTTGACCAGCATAGTGACCTTTGCTTGCATCATCTTTATCAATCATAAACCCGTCAAAACCTTCAATTGGTTCTGTTTCAGTATGTAACAGTAAGTGCATTGCACCTGGAATGAAAGAAAAATCTTCTAATTCTAAACTGTTAATTCTTAATCTATGATTTCCTGGAGAAATTGTTTTAGGAAGTCCCCCTCCGTTCAAATCTTTTGTGCTTAAAGCCATTTTATTTTATTTTTAATTGTTTACAAATACTTTGTCCCAAGATGTTTTTAAAACACCTTCTATCAACTCTGTTATAACTATCTCTTCATTTCTCAAATGTTCAGGTCTTGCACCACAAGTTACCTCTTCACTAGTCTTAAAACTTAAAATAGTTTTGTTACCTTTTCTATACATGTAGCCAATTGCATCTGCATTTGCACATATAAGAGATTTAATTTTACCTGTCAAATCTATATTTGCAGACATAACCATATCACCTTTATCATCTACCACTTTGTCTTTGATATGACCTGATAAAATAATATGGGGTGCTAAGGTATCAATAAAATCTAAAACTTGAAAAAATGCTTCACGGATATATAAATAACCTGCACCATTAGGTAAAGTAGTAACAGTATCACCTGTAAATCCTTTTCCCATTGGGGTATTTTTATATAACTTAATTGCAAGTGGCATAATCATAGTTTCTAATGCAGTTACAGTATCTATAGTAACATACTTATAAGGCTTACCTGCTTCTTTAATTGATTTACCAGCATCTAAAAGCTCTTGTAGACTATTAACTTTAATCTTAAGAGCATCAACATAATCAGAACCATTCTCTAAATCTATAATTAGATTGTTTTCTAGTCCTGCATATGCAGTAGTTTTACCAGTTTTAGGCTTTGAATAAATCAGTAATCTCTTAGGATTCACTTGACTAGCCTTTACTTTACTTGTTGGAAGTATTATACTCATCTTACTTTAGTTTTTGTGCTAATTTTTGAAATTCTGTTGCAATTCTTAATAAAATATCAGAAACAGTTTCTGTGTTGTCTAATTCTAATTCAAGAACTTTTTCAGTTTTTGCAGGAAATTCTTGTTCAAAGTTTGGAAATAAAGACTTCTGTAATCTTGGAAGTTCTACATCTTCAACTTTAGTTTCTCCTTCTGCTTTTCTTTTTTCATATAAAGCATAAGTAATTTCTGTACCATCCTTTAGAACTGCAACTAATTCAGAAACAGGAACAGTATAAAGAATAAAGGGTTCTCCTTTAAAGCTTGTACCTTCTTTTGTTTCATACTCTTCTGCATAGAATGGATTATACTTATACTTAAATAATTGTCTATCTTCAAAGAAAGGAACAATGTTTGTAACATTACCTTTCTCATCATTGACATTATCATAGAATTCTATATAAATGTCTTCACCTTTTCCTATTTCAGATTCAAATAATTGAACCTGTCTACCAAATTTACCTTTTTGAAAAAAGGCAGTTTTGATAAGAAAGAATGGATCAGCATTACCTAGAACT